ACCCCGAGACCCCCGCGAGTTGCACCCGCTGTTCATTCGAGGCGACCCCGCCGAAGAGAACCGGATCGCACTCGAAGCCGCAGGGCTTGCGGAAACACCCCGATTTAGACGGAGATAGGCATGACACGCTACATGGAGAATGCTGCCCAGCGCAGCATCGTGATCCGCAAAGACTTTGAAGCGCAGCGCGAGCGGCGAGAGCGGGCAGATCAAGTGCTCGAAGCGCTCAAGGGCGAGAATGGTGCGCTGACGAACGCGGGGTATGAGCTGATCGGCTACTTCCTGCCGCAGCTTGTCTACACGAACCCGGGCATTGACGTGGATAGCAAGGTTCCGGGCGACCCGGCTCTTGCGTCTATCGGGCTCAAGTTTGCCATCCAGGAGACGGCGGAAGAGCAAGATTGGGTGTCTACATGGGCACAGGCCGCCGTGGACTCGATGGTCTATGAAGGCTGGACGATGGTGACGACCGACAAGTCCAAAGCTCCGCGCTATGCGTACGGGCGACCGATCACGACCTGGGATGGGGCCAAGAAGACCATCACTGAAGAGGAGGAGTTCGATGTCCCGATCCTCGTGTACATCGACGCCCGCAACTGCTTCATCGACTCTGCCGTCCAGCGCGACGATCAGGCCCGGCATATGGGGCACAAATGGCAGCAAGACCGGGCCGAGGTTGTCGCGTGGGCCGAGGCCGAGGACTCAGACTGGATCTTGGAAGCCGTCCGCGAGCTGCCCAAGACCGAGAACGGACTGGTGTGGATGGTGCAGATGTTCGTCCCCGGCGTGCTGGATGACCGTGCAGTCGCGGAGATGAGGGACTTGAAGGCTTCCGCAGGCGAGGATGAGTACGTCGAAGACCCTGAAAGTCGGTTCTACTCGGGGACCCTGTACACCTACGCAGGCGAGAACGCGGAGACCGAGATTCGCAAGCCGCGCCTGTACCGGGGCCCGAAGTGCGGTCCCTATCAGTTCTATCGCGGGATGCCGATGCCGTTTTCGCGCCACTCGGCAGCGCACCTTGCGCAGATCTACCCGCAGATGGAGAACTCTGCCCGGGTCGATTCTGGGCTCCTGGACGCGATTGAGTCCTACACCGTCGCCAACTTTGCGACTAAGGACGTGGTTGATGCGCTGAAGGGCAAGCAGTCGGGCGGCTTCCACGAAGTCAAGATCGCTGGGGAGTTTCTAGAGAAGGCAATCCACACTGTCACGGCGGGCGGGCCGACCGACCAACTGCTGATGGCCAAGAACCTGACGGATCAGGGCCGGGATCGAACGGGAGCCGTTGGAGACACGCAGCGTGGAATCGCGCAGTCCGACACGACGGCGACGGCGGAGCAGCTTGCGAGCGAGGCCACGGCAGCCCGAATCAGCTTGATCCGCGAGGGCATCGTCAAGGGCGTGGAGCAGAGCTTGCGCGTCGTGGCGTGGCACATGGAGCACTCGGCCAACTACATGCGCATGATCGGCAGCGACTACGGAAGGAAGGCCCTGGAGCACGCCCAAGAGAGCGGCATGGAGCTGAGCGAGGAGACGGTCGCAGCGGTGCAGCGCGGTGAGGCCGTGGCCTACGTCGGCGGCGATAGCTTGCTGGACGATGTCCGGTACGACTTCTCCGGCAAGCGCATCAAGCTAACCCCGATGTCGATGGAGCGCACGTCTGAGGGCTTGCAGCAGCGTCGGGTGTTGCAGTTCGTCGAGATGATGGTGCAGGTCGGCCAGCTCAAGCAGATGTGGCCAGACCTTGACGCAAGCGGGCTCGCAGAGGACGCGGCCAAGAAACTCAACGTGCCCGGCATGGGCAAATATGTTCCGAACACGCCCTCCCAGCAAACCGCCCCTGCTGGTGCATCCCCGCCGTCTACCGGTGGAGTTGTGGGCAATGAAGCTGGGGCGCAAGCGAGGATTCAATGAGCGAGCAAGCAGAACTGGACCCGGAAAGCCTGGAAGCGATGGTCGAGGCGGGGATTGCCGCCTCCATGTCTCACGAGGCCGAAGAGGAGGCCGACCCATTCGAGGAGGCAAAAAGTGTAGCGAAATCCGACACTTCGCCTGGACAGGCCGAGCCTGAGTCTCTACAAGAGGGGGCAGAAGAGACCCCGGCCCCATTCGATCCCGTAAAGCTCGCTGACGCGCTGGACGAGATCAAGCGGGCTGGCCTCAAACCCGAAGCCTTCAAGGGGAAGTCCGAAGGTGAGCTGATTGCTCTCGGGGTCGAGTTGAACACGCGCAGGCGACAGCGCGACCGAGAGTGGCAAGAGGCCCAAGGTCAATCTTCTGAGACGAAAGCTACGGGCGAGCAACCCAGCGCGACGAGCCCGGCAGAGACGACGGCGAAGGCAACGCCCGAATCGCAAGCCGCACCGCTCCTCGACCTGGACAAAACGCTTACCCCCGTGTTTGAGGATCTGAGTGAGGAAGCCGCCCAGTCATTGAAGTCTGTTTTGGGCTCGATCATGTCGCAGAACGCGGCACTCCAAGCCCGGCTCGATCAGGAAGACCAAGCCCGCCAGCTTGCTCCGATTGTGAAGGCGGCGGACACCGCACTGGCTGGTCTCGGGTTAGCGCCCGAAGTTCTTTCCAATCCAGACAAGCGCGAAAGCCTGCTCGGTCTCGCGTCACAGATCCGCCAACAGAACCCCGAAGCCTTCGATGGCATGAGCATCGAGGAGACGGTGACCAAGGCGGTCCACATGGCTGCGCAAGCGGTCTACGGGGTGACGGCGAAGCAGACAGGCCAAGCGCAACCCAAGAAGCCGCGCCTCCCAGAGGGCCCGTCAACTGGTCGCCGCGTTGTGGTGAAAGAGAAGTCGGAAGACCTCGAAGACATCATCGACTCGACGCTCAGGGGCATGATGCGCTAGGCCGGGCCTTGGGGTGATCCACTCACACCAAAACTAAAATGGCAACTTTCTCCGCGTCCTACCTGGACGCAATCTCGAACGTCACGGCTCAACAGCCGCTTTCGACGGGTAAGGCGTATGTCGATATTCAATCGGCTCGCCGCTACTCGCTGAACACTCTCTGGCCTTCCGACATGAAGAAGGCCATGCACCTCAGCCACACCCTGCGTGACACGCTGATGCTGGCCCCGACGAACCGTGGCGTGTTCCACGGCGGCGCGGGCTTCACGACTCAAAACGAGAGCGGGAACACGGGTTTCAAGCTCACGCAAGAGATGGCCTACCACTACAACTATCTCGCTTGGTCGGAGACCGAAGTCGAGCCGGAGATGGTGGACGGCATGGGCGATGAAGGCAAGATGCTTGTCTACAAGTCGACCATGATGGGCAAGCTCCAAGAGGTTCACTTGGCGAACGCCAACACCTGGGAGTCAGCGATCTGGGGCGCACCGGACCAAGCCGCCATGTTCACGAACATGACGAAGCCTGTGTCGATTCCGACGCTCATCAGCGAAGAGGGTTACTACGGCCTCCAAGCTGACGGCACCAACCTGACGAGCGTGTACAACGCAACTCAGGCCGTGGTCCCGGCGTACGACAACCAGCGTTACACCTACGCGGCTCTCGGTGGCAACGCCGCGAACGGCGAAGACCTCATCGGCACGATTGAGGATGCGTGGCTTGGTGCGAAGTTCGAGGGCATCCCGGAGCACCCCGAGTACGGCCCGGGCAACGAGCTGACCAACATCATCTTCTGCTCCAACTGGGGCATCAAGCTGGTCTTGGCTGCTCTCCGCAACGGTCAAACCCAGTGGGGCAAGCGGGAGATCACGCCTTACGGCGTTCGCGTGGACACGCTCCTGTTCAAGCCGATTGACATCCTCGGCACGGCGGAGCTGTACGACGACGGCTCTGGCGGGCTCGCGAACGAAGCCAACGCGGCTGAAGACGGCCCGCGCTACTACGGCGTGAACCTCAAGTCGATGAAGTTCCTCTGCCAGAAGGGTCACTTCCAGCGCATGGAGAAGCCCGTCTCCTTGGCCCCGATTGGTAAGCCGTACGACTACCACCAGGGCATCAAGTCGAAAATGCAAATGTGGTGCGTCAACCGTCGCGATCACTTCATCGTGTCGCCGACCGCTGCGGCCATTTCCTAACCCACACCGGAGAAATCAAACATGGAATACTACGACAAGCGGCCCAGCCTTCCGGGTGTGCGCCCCAATGAAGAGAAGCACCACCTGCTCGCGCACGGCGCGATCACGGCGGGGCTCATCTATCGCCTCGACAAAACCAGCGCCACGGCTGCAAAGGAATACTTTGCGGACACCACGAAAGCGGGCGCTGCTGGGGCGAACCTCACGGACCAGTTCGTCTTGGCCCTTGAGTCTGGGACGACCGGGCAAAAGCTGGAGTTCCTGTTTCGCGGTCACGGCCCGGTTCGGATGGACGGCTCGGGCTTGACTGCCGGAGACGACTTCACGAGCGACAGCTCCTTCAAGGCGACCTCGGTGGCCGATGGCGACCGCGTTCTGGGCTCCTGCACGGTGGCCGGGACGGCTGATGCCCTCATCACCTGCTGGTTCGACGGGACGCCTGTTGGACTGATCACCGACGCCGACACCTGATCCCTAAGCCTCATGCCGCTGCCCTTCACCGGGTGGCGGCACGGGGCGATCATTCAACATGCGGGCATCACAAGCAGTTCAGTACATCGAGGCGCACCTTCGCGGAGCGCTCGCGACCGAGTTCGACGCTTACGAGATCATTGCGCAAGCCGCGACGACTCTCGAAACCCTGGCGAACTGGAGCTACTTGATCCGCACGCAAAACCGCCTTTCGTTCCGCGCATCCGTCGCTGGAACGGCGGCGACCTACACGGCATCGAACAAGACCGTGACGCTTGCCGGGGCGTTCACTGGGTTCACGCTGATCCCAGGCGACTCCATCACGCTCGACGATGCTGGAGCGACGCTTGGCACGTTCCACATCGTGTCCAAGACCGACGCGAATACTCTCGTGATCGACAGCGCGGCGCTGACCTCCGACATCTCGGGGACCGTCGGCTTTTCGCTCAACACGGCCCGCGTGGCGTTGCCTTCCGACTTTGGGCGCACCGTGTCGATCCATCGGAACCGACCAGGGGGTGGCGGTGTCGTCATGGCGACCCCACAGGAGTTGCAGGAGTTCGATAGCGCAAACAGCTCTGGGTCGGTCTACAGCATCGCCTGTGCGGTGGAGTACGCAAGTTTGACGGCTACAGAGATCCCGACCCCAACTTTGCGGATCTGGCCACACCCGACGACTGAGGAGCTTGACGCGCTCACGCTGATTTATGCCCGCAAGTGGCCCGAGATCAACAGCGACGAAGACGTGTTGCCGATCCCGGCGTACATGAACGCGCTATTCCTGGAAGCACTCCGGGCGTTCGCGTCGGCGTACGACAACTCGGCAATGCTCGGCCCGGCGGTCGATGCGATCCGTGATGGTCGCCTGTTCCTCGCTGCCTGCCGCGCCGACTCCGGCAGCCAGTCTTATGTCGGCACCATCATGAACGGTGCTATCCGTCCTCGTTCTTGGGGTGGCGATAGCGACTCTGAGTTTGTCCTCAACCACATCGTGAGCTAATCATGGCTGCTTATTACCCCCCGATCATCTCGAAGACGACCCCGCCGTTTGGGCAAGGCGGGTTCACATATACGACCGCCACAGCAATCGCCACCCCCACGTACCCCTCTGACGGCAAGGGAACCGGGAGCACGACAGCGGGCGATGCGATTTGGACTCAAAACGGCCATGCGTCGGGCACTTTCGAGGTGCTTGTGGAGAAAGTGATCGCAGCTCCAAACGCGAACACTTCGGCTGTTATCGGGCTGGCGTGCCTCGCCACGGCAAAGGTCTTCTACTTCCCGCCTGGATCGCACACGGTGAACATGGCTTTCCCCAACGGCTTCACGTTTGTGTCGTCCCTGATCGGCGGGACGGTCGTATTTCGCATCCAAGAGCACGCGTTCTAACCGATGCCGCTGCCGCACATCCAGTTCGATTCGACGCAGACCGCGACCACGCCCTACTACCCTGAAAACGGTGCGGGCGCGTGGACGGCTACGGCTACGAACTCGTTTGTGCTGGACTTCAAGACGACGGAGCTGCGGCGCTTGATCGTGCCTGACACGGCCTCGGGGGCGCTCCCTATCGAGTTCTACCACGAGGACGGCACGCTGGCGTTCACGACGACTATCGTCGCGAGCAGCCTAAACCGCGAGTTGAAATGGGACGCAGGCGAAGGGATTGAGCTTCGGGGCAACTGGTACATCGAGTTCCCGGGCGTGGCTTCGGCGACTGACCTTTGGTGCGTGCAGTTTGCGCGGGTGACCTGATGCCGGAAGACACCGAAATCCCGATGCCCTTGCGTGGGGTCGATAAGACTCAAGCGAAGAGCAAGCAGCGGCGCGACACCACGCCGGACGCGGAGAACGTGCGCTCGGTCGGTGGCGACAAGCGGCTTCGCATCACGCAGCGCCCCGGCATGGAGAAGCACTACCCGTACGCGATGCCCGGCCCGGTCCAGGTGATTGCGACGGTGCTGACGGCAAACAAGTCCGTGACCTACGAGGCGACCGAGGACGAGCTTGAATCGAACGGCGACGGGCGCACCAAGCACACGCTGGTGTGGAAGAAGTTCACGAGCCAGAAGAAGGACACGCGCAACGTCGCGGTAGCGCCCATCTCGGGCAACGTCTACAACCTCTCGGGCAACGTGATCGAGAAGCGCAACGCGTCCGGCGTGGTGCAGTGGTCGTTCTCGATCAGCTTGGCGAACAAGGCGTTCCGGCTGTCCCCGATGGCGCTTGGGCCCGACGAAGCTATCCATGTGGCGGTGGACGGCGGCGCATCTGGCGCGAGCGGTGCCGCGATCTACCGTGTCCGCCAAAAGCAGATCGACATTGAGGGCAACACCGAGCCCGTCCTTGAGTGGGAATACCGGGTCGATGGCTGGGTGCGCGAACTCAAGATGGACGGCGCGGAGCTGAAAGCGCTGGTGCAGTTCGACGCGAAGCGGCGCAGCTACGTCTGGACCTTCGGGAGCCTGCCCCTCGCGGCCCCTCAGCTCACGGCGAGCTACCCGGTGCCCTATCCGTCAACGTGCATGGATGTCGCGGCAGACGGCTCCACGTACACGGGACACCCGTACTTTGAGAACCGCAACACGACACCCGGCAAGCCTGGGGTGGGGATTCCGCTTGAGTCGTGGACTCCCTACGAGATGGACAACTTCGAGGACCGCGTCTGGGGTTGGTGGGATGCCGACGACTTGGCGGGGTACCTGGATCATGGATCGGAGGTCAAGGTCTGGGAGGACCGATCTGGCAACGGTCGCGATTGGGGGCTTGGCATTCCGGAGCAGGGAGCAGGCGTAACTCGCCCCGGCCCCACGCTCAACAAGAAGTCCAGCATCGAGGGCGCAACTCTTAGCTTCAACGGCAAGCAGGGCTTATTCTCGAAGCCGGGTGGTGGCATCTTTGCGGATCGTGACTCGTGCTTGAGCGCGTTGCCGAACCACGGGGAAGCGGCTTGGACGATGTTCATCTTGTGCCGCCCATCGACCGCGACCGACCCGACCGAGAAGGATGCGGACGGGAAGCCGATCAACGAGCGCCGGTTCCTCATCAACCAGTTCCACCATCGCAAGTATGGCGGGACGGCGAACGCTTACTTCGATTCGTCGGACACGCGAGCGTTCTGCACGGGAATCATCGTCAACTCGACTTCGGCAGGCGTTCCAGACACGGACGACGATCTGTTTTGCTGGGGGCGTTCGGACTCAATCGCAGGCGCGTCGGCTCCTGGCTATGCGCGTCCGTACACTCCAAGCTCTGGATATCGGTTCACGGGGGCGCACGACAGCGACGGTTATGCTGCGGGCGCGTGGACAGTCGGCACGTCGGACTTTGATTGGCCGGGGATGCCCGTCAACCGTGGCGCGGGTCTCTACGGCTGGCCGAAAGAGGGGCAGTACGCGGACCTGACCTCGAACGTCGAAAGCCAGGGCTGGTGCGTGATGACGCTACAATATGACGGCGGGCTGAACGAGTGCTATGAGGTCACGGGCACGGTCACGGGGACAAACCTGTTCACGCCGGACGACTCGACTTGGCTACCGGGCATCCCAAACGCCACGGCCTGCACGCTCTACATCAACGGCGGGACGGTCAGCGGTACGAAGGGCAACGGCGGCACGCTCGCGCTTGGGACCCCCGTGACGAATGGCGAGTACACGGTCCAAGCCGTCTTTGACCGAAACCTGCACTCGCGCTGCGTGTGGCGAATCAACGGCGAGCCAATCGACCGATGGGAGGGCTTGCCGACTGCGTACACGGGCCCGAGCGATGTGGGCACGACTCCAACGGTGGCCGACCGTGAACTCGATTACAACGTGGACCTTCAGGCGACGGGCCTCGGCATCCCGTGGGCGCTCGGCAAGGTCAAGCCGTACGTGGGCGAGATCAAAGAAATCCTCGTGATCGGAAACCGCACTGGACCAGAGGGCGGCATCGAGCTGGGCGGTGAGACGTATTACCCATACCCAACGGTGATGACGCATCCGAAGTATGCGGCGAACTCGCACGCGGCTCTTGACACGGTGGCGGACCAGTCTTGGACAAGCACGGCCAACAACTTCACTTCAACCGAGATGGAGAAGGTTGAGGGGTACCTAATGCACAAGGCGGGCTTGCAGAACAAGCTGCAATCCACGACCGCGAGCTACCCGCACCCGCACTATCCGGGCAACGGCGCGGGCACCTCAGCGGGCAAGGCGCACGATGTCCCGCTGACCTCGGAGTTCCCATCATCCGGGCAAGCGTGGCCGCCGCGACTGCGCACGCCGGAAGCGCTACTTGCCAAACACGATGCCTCTGGGCGAATGCTTTGGTGCCTGCTGGCTGCGAACGTCTACGGCGCGGGGACGGGCGGAGACCTGTTCTCGGAAGACTTGAACGGGACGGGCGGGGTCACTGGGTTCACCGATGCGCCCGCAACAAGCGGCGTGGCTGTTGGCCTTGATGGTGATGTGTTCGTTGTCGGTCCGGGCAGCTCGGCTTCTGGTGGCTCGCAGTTCTGCATGGGGCGGATCATCGACTCCCCGACAACCTCAGCATCTCCGAGCCTCCGCAGCATTGGCTGGTATCACCAAGCGTTGCCCTACCCTCCCGACACGAACAAGGCGAACTTCACGGCGGATGTCACGATCCGATGCACGACGGACGTGTTTGGCAACTTCTACGTGCCGTTCCCTCCTGGGTCTGTGTACCTGAACAACCCGGCCAAGGACGCGGTCCGCGCCTACAACCCTGACGGCGACATTCTGTTTCGCCTGACGACTCTCAACCACGGCAGCGCCAGCTATCAGAACGCTTACGCCGTGGCCTTTCCGAACTCGACCCCTGACTACAACGTGAGCGACTGACATGTCCTGGATCACCGTAACCCTGCCCGCGACGGGCGAGCTGCACGCCGTCGAAGAGGTCTCGTCCAAGATCTTCCCCGGTGTCAAGCCCGTCTGGGGTGGCAGCGGAGTCACGAACTACATCGACACCGCGACCCCCATGCCCGTCGCGTCGGTGGCAAACTCGTTCGTTTCGCTCTCCACCGCGAGTGTGGACACGAACGATACGGCTTCAATCACCGCAGCGCTCGACGTGTCGCAGGCCGGGCGTATTGGCGTGCAAGTCGTCGGCTCTACGGGCGCTCACACGACACACGTGGTCGAAGTCTTGGGCTCTGTTGACGACACCAACTATGTGGCCTTGAGCTGTGAGGTGACGGGAGAGGGGATCGCGCAAGTTGATTCCGCTGTCTCGTCGATCAAGGCCAAGGTCAAGACGGCTGAGGGCGGCGCTTCCGCCTGCACCATCATTCTCTTCGCCAAGTGACCCTCCTCTTCCTCCTCAACCAACCAGCAAGCTCGGGGGTCATCTCCCTGGGCTCTGCCGTGGACTTCAGCCTGGGCGTGACACCGAGGCCGGAGTTCATCTACGTTGCGACGGAGGCGGACAGCAACGAGTCCCAGGCTAGCGACCAAGAGAGCCTGCACAAGTACCGCATCGCGGAGGCGACCAACGCAGCGAACGGGCAGGGTCGGTTGCGCACGCTCATCGGCGTTTCGGGCGGCATCGTTCACGTTCAAGGCGTGCTGGGGTGGGTGGCGTTCGACGATGCGGCAGACCCGCAGCTTTCGTCGGACTCTACGGCGTACTGGTACGTCGAGGTCGCGGGCAAGGTCTACATTGGCGACGGCTTGAGCGAAGTCGTGTATGACCCGAAGAAGGGCACACTTGCGAAGTTCGAGGCGATTGGGGCGGGCGAGGTTCCACAGAAGTGCCGTCTCGCGTGCGCATACCGCAAGCGCCTTGTCTTGGCGGGGGGCACGAAGTGGTACATGAGCGCGGCCAATGACCCGCACGATTGGGAGTATTTCCCAACGGTCCCCACGGTAACGGACGCGGTGGCCGATTCGACGGTGGCGAAGTTCTCTGGCGACATCATCCAAGCCCTGATCCCTGGGCAGGACGACTACCTCTATCTTGGCTGCTCGGGCTCGATCTTGCTCATGCGCGGCGACCCGCTTGCTGGCGGAGAGATCGACACGGTTTCCGATGAGGTCGGCATGGCGTTCGGCAACTCGTGGGCAAAGGACCAGAACGGGACGATCTACTTCTTCGCGTCGAAAGGCGGGGTCTACCGCATGAACCCCGGCAGCTTGCCCGAGTCCATTTCGGACGCGGCTGGCAACCAGGACGTGACGGTCCAGGCTGACTTCGAGGCGATTGACCAACGCGACTACCGCTTGGAACTCGAATGGGACTACAGCCACGACGAGCTTGTGGTCTCGCAGATCCCGTACAACGCTGAGAGCCTGACGATCACCCGTGCCTGGCGGTGGTCGCGGAAGATGAACGCTTGGTGGCCTGACCGCGTGGGCTCGACTTCGCTGATTCCGTTCTCGTCTTGGGCAGCGGACGGCGACCAAGTGGCGGACCGCAAGCTGATCTTTGGGTGCCAGGACGGATACGTTCGTTCACTGAGCGATCTTGTCAAGAACGACGACGAGGTGGCGATTGATGCCTATGTGACGATTGGCCCGATCCAGAGCGGCGGGGACTACGACGTAGCGATTGGCCGGATCAAAGCGAT